CTAGTGTACCAAAAATAGCTTTAATCGAACCCGCAGCTGATTTTATAACCCCAAATATTTTACTGTTTGTGACCATGCCTTTCAATTTTAAAAACCACGCTGATTGTGATATTGTTTGCAAAGCTGTTACCATCGCCACAATTGGTGCAAATACAGCCGCCAATGCCCCAACTCCCAAGCTTTTGAGAAATCCAAAGTCAAGTGAGCTATCTTCTGTATCCTCAGGTTTAATCTCACCGGTTGTTGGTGTGGGTATTATTGTTTTTAATTGATTTAACGCCTTGTTATCAATATTAACAACGCTAATTGGCATTACTTTTTGTAAGATTTTTCTAGGCTCTTTTTTGTTAGATCTCTTGAAAAAACCGCCAATTTTTTCTGCTAGACGATCATTTTGTTCATCTTTATCTTTATCTCTCTTTTTAAAAGCATCCGGATCACTACTAGCCATTGGATCAAAATCTTCTGTCCCAGCTGCAATCGCTGTTGTGACATCATCGAGCTTTTCCACAAGCTCGGTCAATGAATTTATTAAGTTACTGAGTTTTTCATCCATAGGTCATAATTATTTATGACCTGGTATGTTAATCGTTAGTGAATATACTCGCGTCCAACGAAATTTGTACATCTTCTGGTAACACATCATTACTCAATGATGCTATTTCTATTTTTCTCAATTTCTTAATATTTTCCGCGATTTCATTACTAATTTTCATCGGTAGACTCTCAAACACGCTTATCACTTGTCCAATCGTGACATTATCATCGACTTCAAGAATGTTGTCACCGATAGAGATTGATTTGACGTATTTTACCATTTCATGAATATAAATATCACCAACAACATCTGTTAAATTCAGTTTATTTTTGTTAGCGCTTTTTATTTTCTTTGTGAATTGTTTATTATAATTTGTATCCGTCTTGAGGTCTGGGATTTCTCCCTGTATTTCAACACCTTCCACGTTTAGTTTAAATTTTGTTTTTGTTGCATCAGTGGCTTGTTCTGTTATGTTCTTGACGTGTTCATCTATGTCTATTTTGTATATATCTTCTCCGGAAGTGATCGTGAGTGTATTCCCGACCGCTTTTCTCCTGAGTTGTAACAAGATCAAGGGTTTATCTATGGTTTTAATTTTATTTGCTGACGACAAGCAATTTTCAATTATTATATCGTTCATGGCATTGCTGAACGACAAATTTTCAATTTCAGTATCTACCCCACTAGACAGTATAAGCTTTTGTTGCTTGACTGTCAACGGTTTAAAACTTATAGTATCATTTATACTAGGTATAAAAACATCAATTATTTGTTGTTTGCTTAGTTCGGATACACCGGCCAGTATCTGTTTAAAGTCTGATTTCTTTTTTGATGACTCTTCGCTCATATATGTTATTTATCAACTCATTTCAGCAAATCCAGGGTCTGGTAAACTCATAGAACTTGTTTGTTTTTGTGATTTCTCATTGGCCTTGTTCTGTTCATCGATCTCCTTTCGATACATATTGATATAAGTCTGTGTGTCATTTGGTGTTATGTTTTCAATCTGGTTCAAGTCGAATCCCATGTGTTTCACCATCACATACCTGATATAATATTGTTCCTCTAGATTACAATTGTACATCAGCTTTAAAAATTCATAAAAACTATTGTCAAATAGTTTGAGCTGCATAGATTTAATCTCTTGTGTTAGACCGACTGTAGTATTTTTGAATAGTTGTATTCTGTATTTAGAATCCATTTCTTTAATATAATCAACCACACTCGTCAAGCAATCTCCTGGAAGTTCATCTAAAATTTTCACTTTCTCTCTAGTTGTCAACTTAGATAAATTGTAATAGTCTTTACCTATCATTAGGCTCTCCATAACATCGACAAGCACGTGCTCATTATCGTCATTCACGAGATTATATGGTATGCCAAATACTAACTTATATCCATGATCAAATTCTACTGTTGATAGTTTGTTTAGCTCGTGATTCACAACATCATTCAAGATTTCATACAAATCTAAACTCACTGTGTGTTTTAATTTTTCTTTGTCCTTTGTTACTGTTGTTTCGAATCTGAAAATATCTGAAACACTCATCACTCGTATCATTAACAGTATGGAGAACAAATCCACCCGGGTCAATTTATCATACTGTAATTTATCAGCACATGAGTCGACAATTAATTGCTTGAATAATTGTCGGACCGTCTCGTCATCATTATTTTGTATTTGTTTGGCTATAACCATATAATACCTGTTGTCAAACGTGCGAAACCGGTAATATTTCTTATGCGTGGGTATATATACTTTATATGTAAAATCTGTCTTTATCATTGATTGTCATCTGTCAAGAATCTAGCAGTTGCGCTTCGGCCTTCAGATGGTGTTATGGCTGATTGTGCATCACCTTGTGGTCCTTTGCGACCTCCTAGAAATCCTAGTACTTTGCTTACTTTCTTCTTGATATTTGCTGCTTTATCAACAAATTCTTCAACTTTGGCCAATTTGGTTTGTAATTTTCTGAAGCTTCTGCTTTTGCTTAATAATTTTTTGGCCATGTTACCAACAAATCTTTTGAATCCTTGTTTATTCAAGTAATCATTCATGTTTTGATCTGGTAAACTCTCTATTGTGTAGTGTGTGTAATGCCAATTTGTTGTGTATATATCGAAATTGTTACCATCCTGATAAGTGAGTTCTTTTGCATCTATACTAGTAGGGACACAATTGTAAAAACGCCAAATCTTTCGTTGTACTAATGGTGTGTATTGATATGTTTTAGCGAGTTGTACTATGCTTATATTTGCTTTTATGTTTCTGTTATCCATTGCTGGACGTGCGACCAGCCCTAGATGTGATGATAGTATTAACCACGGGCGAATAACCATGTCTGTAAAGCTTCTGTTAGTTTCTCTCCACTGTATCACAAGTGGCGCCATTGCAGATCTATTACCACCGACTTTCCCGGGTAAAAAACCCATGTTGTTGTCAATAGGTACATCGTTTATCTGATAATTTTCACCCGGCAGTACAACACCTTGTGCTAACAAACATCCATGTTTACCACCTCCGGTTTTCATGTATGTGTCTTGTGTTATTTCAACTCTAGCCTGATCTATATCCCAACCACGTGAATATGACCCTGGAGCATCAATGGAACCGGAGTGTTGACCATTATCACCGGGTTCTAATTGATGCATGTTCATGGTTCTTATGTATTTTGGTATAGGATGTAATGAATTGAAGTTGCTGCTTGTCATTTTATTTGGATGGACAGCTTCTTCAATATTAATCAACCACAAAAATTTGTTTGGTATTGCGAACTCCCACTTTTCAAGGTGTTGTAGGAAATTCTCTGTGTAACTAAACGGATAATTAAACGGAAAGATGTCTGTTCCTAACAGATCATCAACCTTCTCACCTATTCTCCTGATATCATCAAACATATACAATAATATTTAGTAACCAGACACAGAAAAGCCGCTCATACAAGCGGCCTTCTGATGAACCATTGTTCAGCTTGTTAATTAAAGAGATTGAAAGTTTTGACTTCTTACATACTGATAACCCAGAGTCACTTCAAATGTGACCGGTGCACCACTACCTTTAACATCATACTCAACATCACCAATACTTGTCGGAAATGCTCCAACTAACGTGAACTGACTCACTCGATTCAATTGTGTATCGAGTTGCACCAGATCCACAATTGATGTTTCTCTAGCAATGAAGTAGTTACCGGTACTAGTAGCATCATCAAAAGTATCACGTGACCAGTTGAGTAACAATGTTCTCAAACTATCGACTCTATCACTATAGAATGTCAATGAATATTCACCGGTATATGATGCACCACCAGGTACTTTGAAGTTGAGACCCATGAATGGTACATCTTCAACGTTGATGGTACGTCCAGGAATACTACCTCCTGTGGCATACACCAGGTCGTCCTCGGTTATAGTAACACTTCCGTCACCGTTTTGAATGTTGAGAACACGGAATTGGAAATCACGACTGAAATCCCGTTCTTGTGCTACTCTGTAGAAGTCTGATATTGTTTGTCTTACGTCTGGCATAAATTGTTCCTCCTAATTATTTAGTCTTACGATACCAATTCACTGAAGTCTTGTCCAGTCCGGGTTGCATAGAAGTTCACCAAGATGAATTCTGCGGCACGAGTAGGCTTGATATAGATATCTACAACTAGCTCGTTTCTGTCAATGACATCTGATGAGTTGTTACGCTCGTCACATACTAGCAAGTAATCATACATACCTTGTGTGTTTTTGACCTCTTCAAAAATTGGTCTCAACACGTTGATCACTTGTGTTCTGGTGAACAGTGTGTTTGGTTCGAATACGAAGTATTTAATTGTGTTCATCACGGCCTTCTGCAAGTACAAGAACAACCTTCTCACGTTGATTCTATCAAACGCACTAGGTTTGGCCTGCATTGTCTTCTGACCGAAAATCGCGAATCCTTCGTTAGGGAAGTTAGCGATCGGATTCAATCCAATCTTGTATAACTGATCCCGTTCTTTTTG